CGGCTAAGTTTATTCGCGCTGCTTCTACGGATGCTTCGGTTCACGCAACCCCATTTACTGTCTAACCATGTCAAACTCACGCATAGTTAACGGTCCAATGCAGGTGCTTCCGGTTAGCGGAACATCTATGCGAACGCTTTCGGTTGGTGGAACAGCTACCAACTTTATTGTTGCAGCCCTTAATGTTAATACGAGCCATGTCTATTGGACGCTAGAAGGCGCAGATGTGCGTCTCACCATTGATGGCTCTACTCCCACTGCTTCCGCTGGCCACATTTTCAAGGATGGTAACAGCGGCATCTGGAGCGCGGGCTGGGCAAAGAACGCCAAAGTCATTGCAATTAGCGGCACGGGTGTTTTTACAATTAGCGAACTCAACTACATTTAACCATGTCCGGCATTTTTGACCAAATCATCAACTATTCCCCCCCGCTGATTGTTAGCGGCACGGTCAATTACAAAGGGACATGGAATGCTTCGACAAACAATCCAACCTTAAACAACCCGCCAGTTGCATCAACTAAGGGCGACTACTACGTTGTAAACACGGCTGGAACGCAGTTTAGCATTACGTTTGGCGTCGGTGACTGGATTATCAGCAACGGCACAGCTTGGGAGAAGGTGGATTTGACGGACGCTGTTCATAGCGTGTTCGGGCGCACGGGAGCCGTGGTGGGGGTTAGCACCGACTATTCCGCTGTTGGCCTTACAAACACGGCTATTGGGGCAGCAAACCCATCTTCTGGGGCTTTTACCAGTCTTTCGTCCTCTAGCACAACTACGCTTAATGGCACCACTGTTCCAGCCTCCAAAACCTTGGTGGTAACGACGGACAAGCTTTCGGCTTTAGCAGCCACAACTTCGGCAGAACTTGCCGGTGTAATTAGCGACGAAACGGGCTCTGGTGCGCTTGTGTTCGCCACGTCTCCAACCCTCGTCACGCCAATCCTTGGCACGCCTCAAAGCGGGACACTGACGAGCTGCACGGGCCTGCCCATCAGCACGGGCGTGTCTGGTCTCGGCACGGGCATTGCAACGGCTTTGGCGGTTAACACTGGCAGCGCGGGTGCTCCGGTGCTGTTCAATGGTGCGTTGGGCACGCCAACAAGCGGCACGGTCACGAACCTGACGGGCACGGCGTCAATCAACACCAACGGAGCGCATAACGGCACGGTGGGAGCGACGACGCCGAGCACGGGCGCGTTTACGACGTTGAGCGCGACAGGAGCCGGATTCAACGGTGGCAAAGCGACGTTTGAATCTACCAACAGCGGAAACTCAATCGACATCAAGGGGGTCAATGGAGCCGGGATAAACGATTCGGCATTCATCACCCTTCGCGACGGAACCGGAGCGCGAGATTCTTTTATCGGTTTAACGGGCGATGCTGCGCCGGGTGGGGCTGGGGCAATTCGTTTTGCAACGGGCGGAAACGTCGTAAGAGCAACTATCACCTCGACCGGAAACATTGGCTTCGGGACGGCTTCACCGTTATCTTTTGCATTGCAAACCTTGCAATTTGATAGCGGAACCGTGAACACGGCACTTGCCGCAATTGCCTATGGAGCAAGTCCTTCAATCAATTTGAGAAATTCTGGAGGCACAGCAGCATCACCTTCGGCATCTTCCTCTAATCCGATAAACTTGGTTGGAGCAACAACAAATGACGGAACAAATTTTTTTAATACAATATCAATTATCGGCGGAATTGAATCAACGCCTGCTTCTGGAAGCCATCCGACATTTGTATCTTTTTCCACAACCACATCAGGCTCAACTAGTAGGGCTGAGCGATTGCGCATTACTGGTGCCGGTGACGTCGGCATCGGGACGACGAGCCCGGCGGTAAGACTAGATGTCGTGCCAACAAGCACCGACGGCGACATTACGGCGCTGCGTCTCTACAATAACAAGCAAACAAGTGCAGCAACAAAAGTCTCGCTGCAATTTTATGCGGACAACGATCAAGTCTTATTAACCGCTGGCAGAGACGGCGCAGGAACATCAGGCACTTTTAATATCCTTACACGAAAGAGCGGAACGCAAACATCTAGCTTGTTTATTAACGAAACGGGCAACGTCGGCATTGGCGTAACCGCACCCGGAGATAAACTGGAAATCGGCGGGTCTGGCTCAGGCATCATTCTGGCAAGTGCCAACGGGACGCGATACCGGGTCACCGTTACCAACCTCGGAGTTCTCAATGTTGCAGCTGTCTAATTTATGACCAACGAACAAGCACTCCAGAACCTCTACGCAGGCAGCCGTCTGGCTCCATTACCCGCCGATCAGCACGAGTTGCTACGCAAGTGCGCGGAACAGATTGCTGAGGCGTTAAAGCCAAAGGAACCGAAAGCCGAATGAGCGGGACGGCAGACACGAATTGGCGCAGCTACGTTGGACCGCAGGACAACGGGCTGACGGTGGACGCGGCTGAGTGGCAGGCTCCGCTTGACCCTGAGAACTACGACGATCTCGTAAAGGGCTCCAACGTGTCGAACCTCTGCGTGTCAGGTCTCACCATTCCAGCCTCGCAGGAGGACAGCATAGATTTCGTGCGCGGCAAAGATTATGTCGTCCAGCATTGCATCGTTCAAGGGTCGATTACCGCCAAAGGCTCGATTGACGGGCTATCGCTCTACGGGTGCTCCATCTCGGGCACGATTGAACTGGGGCAGTATGACAACTATTGGACCAAGGGCCGCGCTCCCACGCGCAACGTCTCAATTATTAGCTGCACCTCGCCGGATGGCTCGCCTATTAGGGTGAAGCTCTGGGATGCGGAGATGCCGTTTATTGAAAGCACTAACGTAAAGGTGACTAGGATTCCAAAGTGGGTCTGGTTGCCCTACTTCCTGTTCCGTCGTCTTACCAACCCTAAAGCCGCCTAACGATGCTCGATCTTCTCACCAACGCACTAGGCGGCGGCGCACTCGGTGTTCTCCTTCGCATTGGCAATGGGTTCTTTGACAACTACAAAGCTGGTCAAGAGCACAAGCGCGAGCTAGAGAAGGCTAAAGCTATGGCCTCTATTGCGGCTGATAAGGCTCAATGGGAAGCGTTTACGGCCAGCCAAAATGCGGCGATTGCACCTGTAAACACCGCACCTTGGGCGGCGAATGTTCTCACCCTCTTTCGTCCTGCTATTACCCTTCTTCTCCTTGTCCTAGTTACCATTATCTTCTTCAATGTTCCAGATTTTGAACAAGCTGACATGGTGGACGAAGTGCAATTTGCGGCCTTCAATTGTGTAGGCTGGTGGTTTGGTGACAGAATGACCCGTAAGCGATGAACTCCTACGAGAAAGACATCTTAGTGGCCTCCACCCCATTAGCAGCCTCATTAGGTCTAAGCCAAATTAACCATATTATTGGTATTATTGGCGGCTTGGTAGGATTGGCCTATTTAATCTGGAAATGGCACAAGGAATACAAGAAGGAATGAATCCCCGTAAGCTACCCTGTAACAGCCCTAGACGCGACATTAGCGGCGGCAAGAAGTCCGTAGTCCGCGCCTGTGCTAATGGGAAGTCTAAGGTGATACGCTTCGGGGACGCCAATATGTCCATCAAGAAGAGCCAACCTAGCCGGAAAGCCTCCTATTGCGCCCGTTCCGGCGGCATTAAAGGCACCTCCAACAAGCTCTCGGCTAATTACTGGAGCCGAAAAGCATGGTCGTGCTAATATCTGTTTATGAAAAACGAAAACTACAAGTCACGCAAGCAGATGATTAAGCACGAAAAGAAAGAGAACAAGAAGAAGGACTACGAGGGTTTTGGCAAAGCAGCCTACGGCAAACGTAAGTCCTGTTCCTAATTGTGCTAAGGCACAGTAGGGTATGATAGGCCAATGGCTCGTTATAACACTTTTGGCGAAAAAGACAGTCAGTTCAATGATGAGGTGGACATTGGATTCTCACGAATCAATGCCCGGTTGCGCCCCGATCAATTAAAGTCTGGCGAGCTGGCCGTGTCCATAAATGGACGCATGGACATTGACGGTGCTTGGCAACCCCGAAAAGGGTCTAATGCTTTTGGGCCTCAGCTTGGTAATAGCGGCGAAGCGTTGATTGTTCCGTTTTACGTCTGGACCAACCGCACTATTTCTAGCGCAACTCGCAGCACAACTACGGTTACGATTACAACCTCTGCTGCACATGGGTTTATTACAGGCACGCAAGTGGGTATCGCTGGGCTTACTGGAACTGTTGACCCTAATGGCAATCGCACAATCACCGTAACAGGTTCAACCACATTTACATTCACCATTACGGGTGCTACGGGTAGCGAAACCTATTCAATTGGTGGCAGTAACTTTGCCGGGGCTCCTCTTCTGAGCAGCAACATTAACAATGCCTACGGCTCTTGCTTGTTCTCCGAC